GTTGTATCCGAAGTTACTGATTTAGTGGTCGCCTTTCGGCGATATAGATCGTTTTGATTTTCGTTAATCAGGCTCTTGATTCTGGCCCAACCTACTCTTTTTGTTCCCATAATATGTTCTCCTTATATGAATATTAATTAGGTCAATTAACGAAAGGATTTCTCCTCTCGCTTGTAAGTAGTTTTAGACAAACGAAAGCCCCCACCTAATGGTGGAGGCTTTACATTTATTTGGCTTCTAGTTTTTAGCTAGTAGCACCGGCTTCGCCAGTGAGACCGCGAACAATAACTAGACCGTACATATCAGGTCTAACCATCTGCTTGGCATAGCGAGTCATCACGCCCTTACGGGGTACGAAGTCCTCTGGTCCAAAGATGGTAGGTGTGGTCTGCAGTGGTACGTATGGAGCGTACACATATCCGCTTTCAAGGAAAGAGGATCCGCGACGGCCAACGAGAATCACATTTCGCAGGAAGTATGGGTCAACAATGACGTCAAACTTCTTGGAAAGAGATCCAACCTTAACGGCTCCGACAGTACCACGATCATCGTCAGCAGTGACAGATGCGCGGAATCCAGCGGTGAACTCAAGGATGTTGGCAACTTCAGGTCCGCAGACGATGAAGTTAGCGCCACCACGAAGAGTCTTACGGTGGATCTGAGCGGACACATCATTGATGGTCTCGACCAGTGTCTCGTACCACTCGCTAACCGTACCGGTGAAGTCAGGAGCAGCCGAAGCAGCACCGATTTCAGTACCATTAACGCGGTTCAAGAACAGACCGGGGGAGCGCGACCAGTAGTATGTTGCAGCAGTAGCACCATTTACAAGGTCAGCGATGATCTCACGATCAATCTCAAGAGCAATCTGCTCAGAGAGGATGCTCGTAAGCTCCACCTCAGCATCAAGGTTGTGATAGGCGTTAAGATCCTGTCCTAACTCCGGAGTCCACTTAGCCTTGAGCTTCTTGGTCTGTGCGGTGACAGCGATGGAATCCACCTTGATGTCAATCTCAGGGATTTCCGACTGATTTTCAAGACCCCATTCGGTCTGACCAATAACAGCACCAACAGCAGCTCCATCAGCGATATTATCGACGATGGGCACTTCCATTGTCATTGCACTATTCTCGGCAACTGTACCGCAAGTTCCAGACTTAGCCGAAACAACGAGACGGACAGACTTGACGCTATCGGCACCATCGCTATCGCTAACGAGATGAGTCAAACGACGAACAAGCTTGAGACCGAAGCTCGAAGATCCGAGCGCAGCACCAGTATCCTGCGCGTTACCCGAAATAGCAAGGTTCAGTGCAGTACCGGAGACAGCAAATGCTCCAAGGTTGTTCCAGTCAACCTGACTACCAACGGGACTAGAAGCAGTCATGGCTGCGTAATGCACATCCACAACAATTGCCTTAAAACCACTACCGGAAAGATCAAGAAGATCAGGATCGTACTGAATCATCTTTCTCTGTGCATCAGTCTCGGTGCCATCAAGGTCGAATTGAGCCTTAAGGGCATAGTTGGTTGTGCCAAGCGTATTAGAGCCCGTAGGGGAGCCATACGCATAACCACGTGCACCAACTGTGCGAGGACCGGAAAGATCCTCACCCTCTGTACCAACCAAGTTGACACCGCCGGTGATCTGCGATCCAACACGGTCCGTACCGTAGAGGGACGAGCCAGTTGCGTTACCGAAACGAGAGTTCGGAGCAGCATTTCCGTCGCCAATCGTCTTAGAGAACGTGAAGTCCAGGAAGAAGATGAGACCACTGGGAAGGCTCATGGGCTGAACGCTAACGAGATCGTTTGCGATCAGACCTGCGAAAACACGACGAACGATGGGGAATGCGACGGCTGCGAAACCTTCGACATCACCGCCAGCCATTGTGCTGCTCTCGCGGAGAAGCTCTTTGGCCTGATTCTCTAAGAGACGGGCCATCGAGTTTTTATGACGGTCATTTCCAAGACCCTCTAAGAGTCCTGTGCGCTGCCACTTTTCTAAAAGTGCATGACCTTCAGCGCGCATATCACGATTAACAACACCTTCTGTTAATCTGTCAATAATACCAGCCATTTAATTAATACCTCCTTATAGTATTTTGTATTATGTTATTTAATACCTGCTAGTTTTTTCATCCTATCCGATAAAGGATCGGATGAGGTCTTCTCATGGCGAGAAGCCCTTATAATTGAAGAAGGACGGTTGATAGCTTCGCTTAGTGATTGTGGTCTTCGCTTTGGCGATGACGGCACTGAGCTTTCAAGTGTCTCATGTATTGTCCTGGCTTCTACAACTGAACCAGCTCTTGAAATCGCATCGACAATTCTTGTTTTTTGTCGCTCATTTAAGGAGGTATTTCGTAAAACACGGTTCGAATAAAGTAAGCGAGCGTTAGAGAGGTTTACGTCATGAAGACCTTCCTTTAATTCTCCAACCACTTGCTCGTATTGTGAGATTCGCTCTTTGAGTTGTTTATTTTCAAAAACCAACTCTTCTTGAGCTTTTCTTAAAACTTCTAAATCGTCTTGCATATCGGTGCTTCGGCGTTGGGCGAGAGCTTTTTCCATCTCCCACTTCTGACTTTCCGAAGAGCGGCCGGCCCAGCCACCTAGTGTGGCGCCCATATCTACAGTAAGGCGCTCAGCGATAGCATCNACTAATTCATCTAAATCTTCTTCAAGAGGAAACTCTTCCTCTTCTACAGCTTCTTCCATGCCTCTCATGGCACGATCGTCTTGAGTCGAGGAGGCTGATGTCATTGCGGCCGAGGCAGCTGCCTGGGACGCACCAGAATCACCGTACTCGGTGTCTTCATCATCGTCATCGTCGGCTTCCTCCAACATATCGGCTAGCTCTGTGGCATCAAACTCAAATTCTTGAGATTCTTCCAGTTCTGTTTGCAGTGTGTTGATCGCTTCCTGCAATGAGCCCAAATCGACCTCGACCTCTACTGTCTCCCCACTAGCGGGGGCGCCGCTCAAGCCGGCCCCCTCCTCTTTGCTTAGATCGTTAGCAGCAGAAAAAGGGACGTCTTCGACAATTTCTGGAGCAGGAGCCTCTGCAGCATCTGCGGTGGCTGCTTCGGCGCCACCGAGGTCACCACCGAGGTCACCACCGAGATCGCCTCCTAGTTCATCTTGCTCAAGAAGCTTTTCTACCGTTTGACGGACTTCATTAGAATACTTTTCAATAACAGAGGCCTCTGCGCTCTTGAGGGCAGACTCACGTAGTGCTTTTGCATCAACTATAGCTTCATTCAGCAAACTAGACATTTATATTCTCCTAAAAAGATAGTTTTTCAAAATAAATAGTATCCTTAACTTCTAAAATCATTATTTACAAGCTAAAAAAACACCCTCCAAACAAGGAAGGTGTTTTAATATTAATCTCGCACTTGTTTTATACGATTATCCAATTGGCGCCATCGATGCAAACGCACGTAACAGAAGCAAAGGCCGACTGTAATACCACGGCTGCTTCGCCATCAATTGTATCAGAACCGGCGCCGTCAATCGTAACAGTGTTTGATGGGCTTAAGTTGCTATGACCTTTGACGATAACCGTGTCTCCAGCGGCGCCCGAAGCAGGAAGTGTAACCGTAATTGAGCTACCCAAAGTGCCGGCACCATAATTCAAACCACCCGAAAGCGGCAGAGCTGGCGAAAGCGGAATTGGTTGGCCCATATTAGAGCCGGTGGAACTCGTACCACCACCACTAGCGGCTGCAGCTACCCACTTGCTACCATCCCAAGTTAATACTTCGTTGGTGCTTGGGGTATCTGTTCCGAGTTGTGTGAGATCTCCAGAACCATCAATAACAATAGCAGCAGTGGTGCCCATGGTTGAGCCGGCTCCAATTTCAAGCTTATCCGTACCATCGTCGATACCAATACGATAATCAGCTGCGGCGCCATCAAAGACCACCATAGTATCTGCCGGTCTGGCGTCACCCACGTATATCTTCAGATCAGAACCAGTAGTAAAACGCATCATCTGCTGCTCACTAGCGTTTGAGCCGCTTCCGATAACGAACATATCCGCGCTGTCATCTAAGCCTATGTAAAAATCCTGCGCATTGCCGTCAAAGACAATAGATGTGTCGGTCGCGATACCGCCACCAATGGTAATTGATTTTCCAATAGTAGCGCGGCCGCCTTGAATACCGTCAGCACCAGAAACATGAGTTCCGGCAATAAGAGTGGTACCAGCGGTGATTGAGCCTGTGGTCACCGCGGTATTACCCATAAGACGTCCACAAATAATTACGTCGGAACCGGTGAGTTGTGAGCCAACAGAAACAGGGCCGGCGATGGTTGCGAAGTTCCCCCCGGCGCGCGGATCCGACGCTCCACCTGCTGCGCCGATCTGCAGGGCGCCGGCGGCGATCAGATCGTTGCCAGAAAGAGTCAATCCAAAGTGGCCGCTTCCACTGGATATAATCGTACCAGCTTGAATTTCATGTGAAGCTGAAAGCGAGACGCCAGTTTTAAATCCGTCGCCGACGAGGCCGTTGCGCAGGCATGCGCCAAGGACCACAGCGCCACTAACTGCGAGCGAACCGGCCTGAATTTCATGTGAAGCTGATAGAGAGGTGGGCGAACCACCGAGATCTAGACTTCCACTAAAAAAAGAAGTTCCGTAAGAAAATTTGTATGCCATTAGTTAAACCCTCCAAAGTTATGCCATAAAACAAAGCAGCATTACAGCTGCCCTTTTTCATTAATAATTAGTTTACTAGGGCTGTTTAACTCTAAATGATAAAATATTTATTACTACCGTTTGTAAAAATGGTAATTGATGCATAACTTGAATCCAAAACAACCGTATTTTCACCATCGATCGTATCGCTACCGGCACAAACAACCGTTATACTATTTGTGGCGGCGGCGCCGCCTTCATCTTTTATTATAAACGACTGTCCACTTGACAAGGTGGAGGCGGCCGGCAATGTTAATGCGCGTGTACCGCCGCTTGAATCAACTCCAATATAATACTGATCTTTAGTAATGGTCCAGGCAGAGGCAACCTGATCTCTTGTATACCTAATGGCTCCGCTAATAGTTAAAAGAGCGGATCCCATCGTACTTTCATACTGAAGGCCACTTTCGCCCTTGATCGAAATGGGGCCCTTAGCTGTTATGATGCGATTATTAACGCCGCCATCAATAGGAATACTAGCTAAAAATTCTCCCGATCCATAATATCGAGAAGCGGAAATATTAGAGCTAGCAGAAACTGTTCCACTGATTTCTAGAGTATGGCCCGGCGAATCAGTGCCGATTCCGACCATGTATCCAAAGGTGTCTGTATAGGATACATTGCTGTATTTGGTAAAGAGGGTAGGTCGGACGCCACTCGCGCCCGAAATACGCAAACTGCCTGTGCGGATATGTACATCATCACCACTATTTCCAAAGTATGTTGAGCCGGTTGAATCAATAGTTGAAACATCTTTAATGTGATAATGACTCGCTGTAATTGAACCACTAACAATCAAAGTGCCTGTTAATACTAACGTATGATGAGCTTGCTCAGTTGCACCGGTACGAAACAAAAGATTGGCGGATCCGCTTGTGCGGTTTCCAGCCTGAGTCATATATTGTACAGATTCCGGAACCCCCAAAGCTTGAGAGCCCGAATCCTCACAATTTATGTAAGCCCAACCAAACCGTGCCATGGTTAGCCTACTCCGTAGATGCCTGCATAGCTGCGGCCACCAGAGCCACTAATTCTTTCGGGTGCCACAAGGGTGAGGCCGGCCACTACATTAACCTTTGCATCGTCTCCGGACGGTGTATNTAGCCACACTTCTGAACACTTAAGTTCTACGGGCCCGAAGCTACCTGATTCAGGATGCACAACAAAATAATTGTTACCATCCATGCCGTCCTCTGAAAAAGCCACTCTCAAGTCGCGCTTCCCCTGATTCTGTACGTAGACCCACCTCGTGACACCTTGGAAAAATACAACAGATTTGCTGCTGGTGTCTATATTTCCACTAACAAAGGGCCTTCCGCTAACCTGATAGGCGCCTACGTGATTAACACCCGGTGTTAGTCTCCAAGAATCTGCTGGCATGATAAACCTCCTAAATTATATAGTTTCATTATAAATAGTCCTTAATTCCTTCTATTGCGTCTTTCTTTAGCTCTTCTGCGTTTTTGTTCATCTCGGGTCCGTTGGCGTTCGGCGCGTTGGTGCTTTTCTTTCTTGGCCACAGAAGGTTTTTTGTATCTTTGGCGGTCTTTTACTTGTTCAATAATCCGATGTTTTTTTGTTTTTTTAATAAATTTGCGGATCATTTTCTCATGATTGCCGCGGCATTCTCTGGATGTAACAGAGAAATTAGAGTTCTTTTTCATTTTGTTCCTATTTCATTGCTCGCCAAATTTTAGATGCATCGCCCATCAGAGAGGAGATATCGACACCAGCATCTCCGGGGGATCCCAGATCTACTGAGCCGGCGCCGGTGCGCTTCTCGCTCCGAGTTAAAGCTTCTGTGCCCTCAAAAAGGTCAACGCCGTTATAGGCATCGGAACCAATGGAATTCATAAGCTTTTTACGATGTTCATTCAATTTAGCACTTGTTTCTGCAGACTTACGTGTTCTGCGAGACTCTTCACTAAATAGATGGTCGACCTTTTTTTGCTTCGTTTCAACAACAAGGTTTCCTTGCATGCCTTTAGCCACTTCCGCCACAACATTAGAGAGGAGGCCTTCTTCTATGAGCACCTCATGAATACACTCCTTTACGAGTGGCTTAATTAATTGTTTTAAATCTGATTTTTTCATTTTTTTATACCTGCTAATAGTTTAAATCTTTTTATTTCACTTTCTGTGAGTCTTTTGCTTTCTGCAACTTTCTTTTTCTTCGTTGCGGGACGCTTTCGCCCTTTATCAACCATCCTTGCAGTACGCTCTTGTGCTTTTTTAAGTTCTTCCGGAGACATTTTTTCATATTCTTGATCTGCGGTAGGAGTAATAGTGGGTGGCCGGGCAGCTGCGCGCCGTGCAGCAGTTTTATCTGTGGCGCCCGCAAAAGTGGGGGTATCATAATCTTCCATTCCCGGCTCAGGCTTAGGGCCATAGTCGTCGATGCGGAAGTCATCGTAGAACGAGGTGTCGGGCTGATCCCCATAGTCTTGAGGAGCGTCAGTCCACCCACCAATAGCACGGGGCTCGGGGGGAGCTTTTTCATCATCATCTGCCAACTCTAGTTCAGGCTCTTCGGGCTCTTCAGTGGGCTCAGGTTCGGGCTGGCCGCCCCAGGTAGTGTATTGGCCGGCCTTAGAGGCCATTAATTCAAGCCACTTCATACGAATCTGGCGAACCTGTTCTTCGGGAAGTCCGAAATCTGAGAGCTGCATTGCTGATTTAAGTCTTGCAGTTTTACCAGCTGTGATATCAGCTTCTTCGGTTGCGCGCCCGACTATCTGGGACGCGGCATGCCACGCTTTTTTGGCAGCAGCTAATTCTTTCTTAGATTGCTCGATCCATTCTTCTGGGTCTCCTTTAAGTCCTGGCTGTTCGGCTGCAATTTCGGCCGGGGCTTCAGACGACATTTTCTTAACTGCGGCTTCGGCGCCTTGAACATCTTCTAACTCTTCGGGGTCTATTCCGAAAGTCTTCAGGACTCGTGCAAGAACTTTATTGACTTTGGGCTCATTAGTCTTTGCCTGCTGTGCAGAATCAACAACCGCTTGCGCGTCTTCGCGGTCCAGGGGCTCGTCAGATTCATAATTGTCCACCATATTGCGCAGGCGATCGCTAAGGTTTCGACTAGCTTGCTGGGCTTTTATTTCTTCATCGGTCGCTTCTGATAATCTTACCGATGAGGCCGCTCTTAAGATGGTGGCTAGNTCAACATAGCGCTCCTCAAACTGTTCAAGAGTNGTAGANCGCAAAATAGCACTNACTGCTTCATCAATTTTCTTTTTTAACTTCGTCGCGTCAGAGGTTCTGGCCAATTTTGCAATACCCGGAGCTTTGTCATCGGGGCGTTGGCCTAGGCCTGCGGCAGCGCGGGCGCCGTGCTCTAAGCCAGCAAGAAAGCCGGCGCGCTCATCAAGCTCTTGAGATTCTTTTAAAAACTGGCGCCATGCGTCAGCCGTTCTCTTGTCTTTTTGAAAACTTGACCAGTCACTCATTGTCCAAAACCTCGTTCAATAATCTATTGATACGATCGGCTTTGGTGAATACTTTATTTTTAAACTGCTTTGCTTCTTGCATCATGAATGCATTGGGAGTAGAAGGCTCGGACACAAAATCAAAACATATCAATTGAAAATCATCTTCTACTATCGTCTGGCCCGCGCTCTCGGTAACAGATCCCATTCCGCGAGAAGAAATGCCAAGTTTAACGCCGTCGCTTACTAGCTCTTTTAGTATTTTTCCAGAGGGAGTGTTAAGCACTTTCACTTTGCCCATAACCGATTTGTTATCCCACCACACTTCAGTAATCATGTGAGACGCATTCTTAAGATTAATGACAGAATCCTCTGGGTGATCTAATTCTCCAAGGGCGCGACGTTCTTTGACGAGCTTTTGATAATTTTTCATCTCACGCATAAGCACTCGGTGGGGGTATACCCTTCCGTTACCATTTTGGATATCTGCTTCTTGCAATTTGCCAGACAAAATCATGCCGCCACTTGCCACAAATCTTTTTTCTTCTTCAGTCAAAAGATCTTGACAAACGCCACCTTCACAAAGCTCATAGTATTCTCGTAAAAGTTTCTGTCCCATAGTCACGATCCTTTACAGCAACGGCGAACCGGCTGTAACATCCATTTGTTAGTCCAACTTGTGTTCATGTTTTACTCCTTCATCTCCGAATATCATATTAAGTACATAAGACGTGCCTGACGATAACCACCCTAGAAGGAAGAAATTAAATACAGATACATCAAAACTAAATAGTTCTGTAAATGGAGAAAGTAGCATTAAAAACCAACCAACATGAAAGCCCATGCACATTGGACAATGAAATAGC